TTCGGTTTTATTCCTAAAAACGCACTTAATATATTAACAGATTCCCATATTTCTTTTGTTTTAGTATTTATTATTCTTTTTGTTATATGATGATTACCATTAGTTTTACCATATAAATAATGATTTATCCCTTTTCTTAAAAGGTTATTATTAGATGCGTGTTTTGCATTTTCTAATCTTGTACACCATTCTAAATTATTATAATGATTATTTAATTTATTACCGTCTTTGTGATTTATTTCTAGTTTATTTTTAGGATTTGTAATAAAATAAATTCCAACTAATCTATGTATTAAAAAAGTTTTAGTTTTTCCTTTCAAAGAGAAACCAACACCATAATATCCACTAGCACAAATAGCTGGTTTTAAATTATTAATAATCTTTTGATTATTATAATTTAAACTTCTTATACTACCTAAATTACTAACTTGATAATTAGGATAATCTTTAATACTTCTCCATAATTCCATAATACAAAAAAACCCGAAAAAAAGTGATGCAAGGCACTTAAAATCGGGAGTTTTATTAAATTGTTATATCGCTTGCATTCGATATGTAAATATACAAAAAAAAAATATTATATTTGTAAATAATAACAAAAAAAATATTATGACAAACCCTTCAAAATATGTAAGAAAAGCTATATTTGATGCTGTAAATGCTACATATCCTTGTTATGATATGCAAGTTACAGGAAAATTAAACCCTACGCAATATGTTATTATTTCAACACAAGACAAGGAGATTGACAAAGCCACAAAATGCGGTAATAGGTGGATTTCTTACACTTTACTTGATATGGTGTGCATTTATAATGGTGCTGGTAATACGGGCAGTAGAGTAGCGAATGATGATATGGAAAACGCTATTTTAGCATTGATTGCAAACATAACAATTTCAGGCTATACGGTTTTAAATCGTACTTATGAGTTCCCTTCAAATTTAGATTCTAGCACATCAACACAAACTGTTTATCGTAATTTTATACGTTTAATTTTGACTTTAGAATAAAAATTAAAATTATTTATATTTAGTCTAAATAAATTTTATATCTTTGAAATAAAATTAACTTAATACATTAGAAATTATGTCAATAAGAGGAGAAAAAGGAATACTTTACATTTATCAAACTACATGGAAGCCTATTGCTTGTTTGACTTCAAATGGTTTAAACACAACTGTAGCAATGATTGAAAGTCAAACTAAATGTTTTCCAGGAGTAGTTAAGAAAACACCTGGTACGTTAAGTTATTCAGTAGATGCAGAGGGCGAGTATATCGATACTACTACAGCAGGTGGCGATACAGCAAAGAAAAGCCATGATGCATTATTTTTGTTGCAACAAGCTAAAACATTAGTGCAATGGAAAATCGATACGAATGTAGATGATGCAACTTCTGTTAAGTATTTCGGGGATGCCTACATTACTGATTTGTCCGCAACTTTTGGAAGTGGTGATGAGTTAGCAACTTTCTCACTTACTTTAGATGGTGATGGTGCAATTGTACTAACTGATCCAAACGATTAATGAAGTCAATCACTTTAAATATTGGTGGGGAAGATAGGGTTTTTTATTTTGGTTTAGGTTTTTTAGGGAACTTACTAGAAATTGAAAATATATCAATGACTGAAATTGATGCTAAATTAGCTGAAAATCCATTTAAATGGATTCCGTTAATTATGTTTCACAGTTGCGCATTTGGTTTTAAACGTAAAAATGAAAATCCCTTATTTGATGCTTTTGATGTTTCAGATTGGATTGACGAGGTTGGAATAGACAGCGAAGTTGTTACAAACTTTTTTAAAGCCTTTACCCAATCTTTAACTAAAAATGTTCCAACGCAACCCGAAGTAAAAAAAAAGGTGACGAAAAAATAAACTGGAGCGAAGATGTAATTTCTTTTGCACTAGGAGAACTTAAATGTCCTGATTTGGATTTCGTTTACGATATGACGTGGGCAGAATTTCAAATCAGGCTTTTTGCGTATAAAAGGATTGATTTATACCATTGGCAAAAGATTAGAGAAATAATGTGGACTAGCTATATTGCACCGAACCAAGACCCTAAAAAAATGGTTAAACGCAAAGAATTATTCTTACCTTTGAATGGAGACAAAAAACAAAGTACAGGGGTTTCAGAAGCACAAAGAGAAATGTTTTTAAAAGAGTATAAAAAATGGCAGGAGGCAAACTAGAGGTACAAATTGGAGCTGATGTTACCGATTTCAAAAAGAAAATTCAAGAGGTTGAGTTTGATATAAAAGAGCTGTCAAAAGTAAAACTTGACCGTTTAAAAGTCGGACTTGATACTACTGCTATAAATGCTCAAATAAAAGATGCAAAAAACTCATTAAGCACTTTAAGAGATTCAGTAGGCAAAACAGGTAGTGCAATAGGTGGTCAATTCACTAAACAAACCGCCAACGGATCAAACGCCTTAATGCAATTTTCACGAATTGCTCAAGATGCACCTTATGGTATAATTGGTATTGGAAACAACATAACAGCAACCGCTGAAAGTTTTGGATATTTAAAACAACAAACAGGGTCAACTTCGGGTGCATTAAAAGCAATGGCTTCAAGTTTGATGGGTACAGGGGGTATTTTACTAGGCGTTTCTTTGCTTACAACAGGTTTTACTTTACTAGCTCAATCGGGATTAAGCGTTGGCGATGTTATTAATAAAATAACAGGAAATTTTGATGATTTATCTGCTTCTATTAAAAAAGCAACTGAAGAGGGGCAAAAACAAGCGGGGCAAGAAATTCAAAGTTTAAAAGAATTAGTTGCGGTTGCTCAAAATGATGCTATTGCAAAAAAAGACCGACTTATTGCAGTTGAAAAATTACAAACGCAATTCCCAGTATACTACGGTAATTTATCCGCTGAAAAGATATTATACGGGGATTTAACTAGAGAAACCAATTTAGCAACACAGGCTTTATTAGCTAGGGGAATAGCCGAAAAGTTAAGCGCAAAGGCTGGGGATAAATTCATTGAAAGATTACAAGCTCAACAAAAATTTAATGATGCAAAGAAAAAAGTCGATGAACTGGAAGAAAAAGTTGCAAAAGCTAGACTTGCAAACGAATCAAAAGCCTCGGGTCAAAACGCTCAAATTTTAGCGAGATTAATAAATTTAAGAAACGATGCGGTAAGTGCTGCAAACGAAGAAAGAGATGCTGTTGCAAAATTAGAAAGAGGGTACGTTTCTATTGGTAATGTAATTAATAAACTTAATCAAATAGGTGCGCCTTTAGATAGAAAAGCACCTAAAGGCTCAAATAAAACAACTACTAAAAAAGAAAAAATAAACCCTAACGCAGGTAATGAGTTTAGACCTTTTTTAGAAGGTAATATTTCATCAAGTTTAGTTCCTGAAATTGCTTTAACATTCAAAGACCCAACAGATGGATTTTTAGAATTTAATAGTAAGGTAGCACTTGGATTAACAACAACTCAACAGGCAATATTAGATTTTAATGACACATTAAGTTCTATTGTTACAAATGGAACAGTTAATGCTTTAGCTGGTATTGGTGAATCTATAGGTACTGCTTTGTCAAGCGGTGGAAATGTTATTGAAGCGGTTGGTAAATCAATTCTAGGTAGTATGGGTTCTATGTTACAAGAACTTGGAAAAGCAACTATTGCTTATGGAGTTGGACTTATAGCGGTAAAAACAGCTATAAAAAATCCTTATACAGCAATCGCTGCTGGGGTTGCTATGGTTGCAATCGGTTCTGCTATTAGTGGTGCTGTATCAAAATCAAGTAAGGCATTAGATGGCGGTGGCGGTAGTGCATCATCTTCAACGGGTTCAGGTGCAAACAACTCTAGTTTTTCAAGTGGTGGTTTTAGCGGTAGTAGTTCAACAGGTGGTGGAACTTACGTTTTTGAAATAGCAGGGCAAAAACTAATCAGTGTACTTTCGAATACTTTAAATGCAAATAAACGTTTGGGAGGTCAAACAACTTTATTAATCTAATGGCAAATAAAATTACATTTCAGTTTACAGCTAATCCAGCGATAGGTTTTGGATTTAGTTATTTTGCTTTGGTAAATGGCTATAAAATACCTTATTCAAATGGCAATACAGATGTGCTAGTCAATTTTATAGCTTTAGGAGCAACAGAGGCTAATTTACAAGAAATAGCTATTGAAGCAACTTTAGACTTAACCATTGAAAAAACATTAAAACGTTTAATTGATACTTATGTAAATAGTAAGGTTACTTATACGAGAATAAGTAATTCAATAGAAGTTTTTATAAATGTAGATTCTGTTTTGGAATTAACAGAAACAAATGCAAATATAGAGGCTATAATTTATGAAGTACCCGTTATATTTCCAGATTTAAAGTATTACATAAAATGGGATAATTATTTTTTAAGTATAAGACAAAAGAACTATCAGGGATTTTCAACTGAAATATTTGGAAATGTAGTACTAAAAAAAGGAAACGTAGAGGAAATACTAGACCCGATTAGAGGCACAGGATTAAACATTGACTTAGAAGCAAATCCAAGCCTTACCTTTGACGAGTTTTTATTAGCTGATGAAATGACGTACACCGTTCAATTAAAGAAAGGTAATAAAACTATATTTAATGGATTTATAAAACCTGATGGAGTACAACAATCATTTGTTTATGATACATGGCTTGTGAATATTGAAGCTATTGATGGACTAGGAGCTTTAAAAGACTTATCTTTTGTTTATCCTAATGGTAGTCAATTTGTGGGTAAACTTTCAATGTTTGATATTATAAGAGGATGCTTGGATAGAACAGGCTCGTTAATGACAATTAATTCTAGTATTGAATTGAATTACATAGGTTATGCAGGAACTAATATTTTAAAAGACACTTATTTAAATTCAAGTCGTTTCATAAAAAATGATGGTACAACAATAATGGATTGTAACTCCGTTTTAAATTCAGTTTTGAATTTATTGTCTGCTGTAATTACGCAAGAAGATGGGCAATGGTGGATTTATAGACCAAACGATTTAAAACAAAACAAAGCGACTATATTTATAAACAACACTACAAACACTACTTTTGTTAAAAACTTAGATTATAATTTAGGTTCTCAAATTGATGGATATTACCCACATCATTGTGAGGCAAACCAACAAATTGAAGTAAAAGGGGCAATTAGTGCATATCGTTTAAATTATGAGTATGGCTTTAATGATGGATTTTTAACAAATCCTTATTTAAAAAAACAAGATAGCGTTATAAGTCAATGGACAAAAGTAACAAGTGGAGAATTTATTATAAACGATCCTAATGATTTATCAGGTATAACAATGATTCCTCAAATAGGTCCAGGTACTTTAACAGATGTTTTAGTTTCTGAACTATTCCCATCTACAGAGGGTGCGTCTTTAGTTTTTAAAGCAAATCTATCTTCATACGCCTATACTAATGCTTTTTACTTTAAAATTAAAACCAATACAGGTCTTTATTTAACAAAGCAAAATACATGGTCTACTAATGCCAGTTCTTATTTTATTGTATTTGTAGGACAGGGAAATGCATCCCAAAAAACAACTTTAGATTATACTTTAGAGTTGCCATTAATTCAAGAGGATTGTTTAATAAGTCTCGTAATATGTAGACCCGTTGAGGCTGTAGTGCCTAAACCTGGCGATAGGTCTGGATTAGCAGAAGTAAATTATATTCAAATAATTGACGAAACTATAAAAAAAGCTGGAAAATTAGGAGAATTTCACACGGTATCAAGAAAAAATCCACCTAGTTCAATAACCAAAGAAAATCAAACGGTTTACAATGGTGACGGAAGCAACTCTTTAATAGGGTCTATTTATAAATCGGATAAAGTATCATTGACTGATTTATGGGCTAGAAAAGATAAATTCGAGCAATACCCTATTTTAAGAATTTCAGCAGAAGATGATTTACGTATAAAAAGAAACCCTATAAAAGTATTTTCAGGTTCTATATTAGGTTTGTTTCCTTACTTATCTATAATCAATATAAATAACATAGTAGGCTTGTTTATGTTTACCGAGTACACTTATGATTTTAGAAGTAAGGTTTTAAACGCTAAATTGACACAATTTTATAATGATGAGTTAGGTGATATGGATTACTTACTAACTTATGATTACGGAAACAATACAATCAAACCAACAATAAAGGGATAATTTTTATTTAGATTAATTAAAAATAATTTATATCTTTGAAATATGGAATTTACAAACGGAGAGGATAGAATTTTATATGTAAAAGTGCAAGGTTCTTGGCTTCCTGTAGGTTGCTTAATAGGTAATACATTTTCTGAAAGTGCTGAAATGTTAACAACTACAACAAGAGACAATGACGGCTGGTCAACTTCAAGACCCACAAATCAAAATTATTCTATTGGTTTTAACGGTTTACAAGTAAATTCAACAGTTGACGGGGGTAATTTTAACGAAGCTAGTTATGATCGTTTAAAGATATTAAAAAGAAATAAAATACTTTTAGATTGGAAAATACAAGGGATTATATTTCCTATTGTAGATTATGGAAAATGTTATATTAATGAACTTTCGGAGGCTTCTAATGTAGATGAATTTTTAAGTTTTAGCGGTTCGATGGTTGGTTTTGGAATACCAAAAGTAACAACGCTTTTTGAAACTGTTTTAAATAATGGAGACCCTAATATTATTTTGACCACCAATTTAGATGCTAATTTAATTATAAAAACAAAATAATGGCTATAAACCCAGCAGAAATAACAACAATTAGAGTAGGTCAATTAACACCTGAATCACCTACTTTGTCAAGTATAATTTCACACGAGTTATCGGACGAATTGAAAAGATGCACTATTGCAGAGATTGTTGATTTGTTAAATTTAAATATTGGTACTTTACAATATGAGATTAAAACATTATACGTTGACCAAGAATATATCGATACTAATTTTGATTCAACAGGTTTAGGTCGTTTACTTTGTTTGGGTTTTGCAATATGCAACGGAAACAATGGTACTTTTCCATTTACAGGATTAGTTGAGGTTGCTTGTGATATGGCTACATTACAAACTTATTCTGTAGGCAACACAGATGGAAGTACAGATGCGGTTTTGGTAGACCATTTCCACAATTACGGTTTACCACTTGATGCGCAATCTGGAGGCACAAGTCAACAAAGTATTGTTGAAAGTGCTGGAAGTGACGAAAAAATTATTCAATTTCAAACAAGTAGTGTAGGATTTTCAGCCGTTGGTAAAAATATGCAACCTTACATTTGTGTTTTAAAAATAATGAAATTATGATAGATCCAAACGAAATAACAACAATTAGAGTAGGTCAATTAGCTTCTGCTCCTTTGAGTTTAGAAAGTAATGTTGCTCACGAAGTTGCGGGGGTTTTAAAAAAGGCTACAGTTCAAGAATATGTTGATTTTATTTCTACACAAATTGAAGCATCGTCTGGCTCTGCTTATTTGCCTTTAGCTTTGGCGGATGGAGCACAATTGCCAACAGTACCAATTGCTAGGTCATTTTTAATCGCACCTAAAGGCACTTACTCAAATGTAAATGGATTTTCAGACGTTGTAGCACCAGGAGAATTAAATATATTAATGAGCCTTTCTGACCATTGGGAAATAGCGGTTCAAATACCTATTGCAGTTGACCCTGTAGAGATTGGAATTTCGCAAACAATTAATCAAGGGGTAATGGAGTTTGCACCTAGTGAAGATGCAGTTTACAACGCTTTGAATCAATATCTTAATTCAATAGGCTCATTCTTATACGCAGATTTAACTACTCAAACAACGCCTTTAAATGGTATTGCTAATGTAGAGAAAAACCTAACTAACGATATTGATGGGGCTAATACGGATTTATCAAATTCGC